GTCCTCCAGAGGGCGACCCCTATCCCGGACTCCTCCCAGCAGTCCCTCGCCCGTATCGAGGTCGACTACATCCGCCGCGAGGACGGGGCTTCCCCTTCCAGCCTGGCTCTCCAGTCCAACACCGCAGTCGTCCGGGTCGGCGGCACCGTAAGCGAGGTCATCAGTGGCTGACGTTCCCGCGATCGACTACACCTCCCGCGACTACGAGGGCTTCAAGTCCTCCCTGCTGGACTTCGCCTCGCGCGCCTTCCCTCAGTGGGTGCCCTCCTCCGAGGGCGACTTCGGCGTGCTCCTGGTCGAGCTGTTCGCCTACCTCGGCGACAACCTCTCCTACTACGGCGACCGCCTCCAGCAGGAGAGTTTCCTGCCAACTGCGACGCAGCGTCTGAGCCTGCTCCAGATCGCCGACCTGCTCGGCTACCCCGTGTCCAACGGGGTACCAGCCACCGGCACGGTCACCTTCCAGACGTCCAACCCGGGCCCGGCCGTCACCGTGCCTGCGGGCACCCAGGTCGTCACTGACTACATCGACACCATCGACTCACCGATCACGTACGAGACCGACACAGACATCACCGTGCCCCATAACGGCGGCAACGCAACAGTCTCCGTCACGCAGGGAGTTACCCGCACCCAGGTCAACGTCGGCACCAGCTCGGGCCTGCCGGTGCAGGAGTTCCGGCTGCCCGACGTTCCGGTCATCGGCGGCACGGTCCGCGTGTACGTGGACGACGTCGACACCCTCACCGAGTGGACGTACATCGACTACATCGTGGACGCCGACCCTAACGACCGCGTCTTCAGCACCCACCTGGACGAGTCCGGTGCCACGTGGATCCGGTTCGGCGACAACGTCAACGGCGCCATCCCAACCACCAACCTGACCATCTACGCCACCTACCGCGTGGGCGGCGGGACCGTCGGCAACGTGAACGCGGGCGTGGTCAACGCCATCGCGGACTCCACCCTGCCCGGCGTCACCATCAAGCAGGACGCCAGCGGCAACGCGGTCTCCTCGGCCATGTCCGGCGGAGCGGATCCGGAGACCAACGACCAGATCCGGGCGAACGCTCCACGTATCTTCCGCACCCAGGACCGATGCGTCACCCTGGCCGACTTCTCCGACCTAGCGCTGACCACCCCCGGCATCGTCCGGGCCAACGCCATCGCCTCGACCTACACCTCGATCTCAGTGTTCGTCATCGGCTCCGCCGGAGGCTCCCCGAGCACGACCACTATCCAGAACGTGCAGGCCGCCCTCCAGGCCAAGGCCCTGGCAGGCACCACGGTCACCGTGTCCGGCCCGACCACGGTCAGCGTTAACGTCGGCAACTCCTCGAACCCGATCGTCATCGAGTGCTGGCCCCGCTACTCCCGGGCCTCGGTGCTCTACGACGTGCAGCAGGCACTGAAGACGATGCTCTCCTTCGCGAACGTCGACTTCGGCATGCGGCTGACCCTCTCCGACTTCTACAAGACGATCTTGGCGGTGGACGGAGTCCGCTACGCCTCGATCCCCATGATCGCCCGATCCGACGCGGCCCAGACCGGGACCGCCGACATCGTCATGCGCGCCTGGGAGATCCCGAAGGTCGGCAACATCTCCAACATCACGATGACCGGAGGTATCGGCTGATGGCCGCCGTCTACCCGAAGCAGTACAAGTCCTTCACCGTGCACAAGAACCTGGTGGAGGACATCGACGCGTCGCACGTCAACAACCTCCAGGACGAGGTGCTGGCCCTTCAGCAGACCCTGGGCATCCTGCCGCACCAGGACACCGGGCTGAAGATGAAGACCAACACCTACGCGTCCGTCGCGGCGCGGCTCGACGCCATCCAGCGTGGCCACGGCATACCCGCCTGCTACCTGTCCAAGACGTCCGACTCCGTCTACGACGCCAAGACCAAGACGATCTCCTTCCCCAGGCCGACGACGTCCCTGGACCCGGAGGGGCTGTTCAACGGGCACTCGATCACCGCCAACCGCACCGGCTGGTGGATCGTCTTCGGCCGCGTGCTCTGGTACAACGCCAAGGGCGCCCTGGCTGGCGGAGCCGACCGGCAGATCAGTCTCGCCGTCGGCGGATCCCAGGTCATGACACAGGACATGACCCCCGTCACCGACGGCAACACCCACATGCACATCGGCTGGCAGGGCTGGGTCGGCGCGGGCAAGGCCATCGACCTCCAGGTCTACCACCCGCTCACGAAGAAGACCCTCGCGCTCCAGAGCCTGCACCTGAGCGCGGTCATGATCCGGGAGCAGTGACATGGGTACCTACGGCGTCTCCATCTACGGGCTGTCGCAGTACGGGACGGACATCCATCCCGAATTCGACGTCAGCCCGTTCACAGCCACGCCCGTGGACTACTCCACCGTGCTCCTGGACTGGAAGGCCCCAGCCGGTTCATGGGACCGGGTGCGGCTGATCCGCAACCGCTACGGCTGGGCGGTCAACGAGAACGACGGCGAGATCCTGCTCGACCAGGGCCACGCCACCACACAGTTCTCCGACACGGGTGTGGTCGGCGGCCACTGGCTGTACTACACGATCTTCATCTCCGCGTCCGGCCAGTGGTCCCGGGCGGGCACCGTCTCCTGCCTGATGCCGAAGAACAACGGCTACACCGACCTGCTGTACGACCTGATCCCCGAGCACTACAAGGTCGACGTCAAGCCGGGCAACAGCGTCACCGACGACTCCAACACGCTCAACCCGTACCTCGGTCCGTTCCTGTCGATCTTCGGGTTCGGGTTCGACATGGTGAAGAGCTACTACGACTCCAACCGGTACACCAACGACGCGATGCGCACGCGCTTCGAGAACATCGCCCAGTTGGCCACTCAGTTCGGGATCCAGTACGAGGCGTCGGCGCCCGCCTATCTCTTCCGGCAGCGGGTTCGGGACGCGGCAACCCTCGGTCGGCAAAAGGGCACCCTGGAGCAGATCCGCTCGATCATCTCCGAGACCACCGGCTACGACGCGGACCTGAGCATCGGCGACAACCTCATGCTCTCCGACGACCAGGCCGACTTCGACCACCCCACCTTCCCGCAGTGGGATTCCGGGGTGAACTACGCCTCCGGGGAGAAGGTGGAGTTCGGCTCGTACCTGTACCAGGCGGGCTCCTCCGGCGCGTACGGACAGTCCCAGGCACCTACGGGCACCAACGCCTCCAACGCCTACTGGACCGTCGTCTCGTACGGCACCGACTCCACGCTGGTCGACGCCAACGGGCACGTGGCGGGGTGGGAGGAGATCTCCTTCACCGCAGGCGTCTCCCCGGGCACGGGCGGTGTCCTCGTCGGCATCGGTGTGCAGAACCCGACCAACCCCGACGACAAGGCGGGGAACGCGCTTTGGGTGCGCAACACCAACTCCGGCGGCTCGGTCGCCACGATGGGTGTGCGCTCCGTCGGCCGCCTGGCCGGACAGTCGACGATGGACCCGCAGCAGCCGGTCCTGTTCGGCATCCCCGTGCCGTACACCTGGCAGGCGTGGGACAACGACGTCGACTACCAGCCCGGCGACATGGTCATCTACCACGGCCGCGTGTACCAGGCGCTCACCGCGTCCTTGAACGTCACCCCGCCGGACACCCCGACGGCGAACGCACAGTGGACTCCGCTGGGCTACGACGACCGCGTGCAGATGTGCCTGTCCGGCTACGCGCAGGCGTACTCAGGTCAGCGGGTCAACGTGTACCCGTTCGTCGAGTACTACGACAGCCACGGCACCCTGATCACCTCCCTGTACTCCGACGCCATCCCGGCCTACCAGGTCCTGGACTCCTTCTCGCAGGGCTGGAACGACTGGACCACCCGTACCACCGACTTGGGCGGTGCCTCCTGGACCGAAACACTGGGCCAGTGGACCTCCGGCGGCTTCGCGGGCGGCGCGGCCTACCCGGTCGGCACCACCTCGTCCATCGCCACCATCAACGGCCACGCCGACGGCACGGTCTCCGGAACGTTCCTGACCAACCCCGGCAACACGCTGAAGCAGGGCGTCGTCTTCCGGCTCCAGGACTCCAGCAACTACTGGCGGGCCGGACGCACGGCACTGCACCTGATCCAGTCGGGCGCGGTCGCAGGGACGTTCAACTACTCGACCTCATTCTCGGACGGTGACCGGATCACGGCCGCCTTCTCCGGCAGCAACATCACGATCTACCGGAACGGAACCCAGGTGCTCACCATCACCAACTCGGCGCTCAGCACCGCCACCAAGGTCGGAATGGCGGTGACCTAATGACGACCTACAACATCGCCTTCGTCAACGACGACGACTGGACACCGACCGTCGCCATCTCCGGCAGCATCGTCGGCCGCGTCTTCCGCGTCGTCAGCCCGGAGATCAGCGGACAGGTCACCCTCGACGGCACGCTGGCCATCAAGATCCCGCGCCCGCAGCCGCTCGCGCCCGAGTCCGGACAGATCTCCTTCCAGGGTCACCTCTCGGCCGGAGTGAAGGCGCCCGCCGCAGCGTTCAAGGACTTCTCCCACTACCCGTACGCAGGCGTCGACCCGGCCATGGCGTGGATCGGCATCAACTCCGGCGCGCTCCAATCGGCGCCCGCTGGCTCCTACAGCCGCGCCTACACCGCGTTCACCGGCCCGGTGGACTACCCCGTCTCCGGTGGCGGCTACGCCTGGAAGCGGGCCGCGTACGCCAGCGTGGGCTTCAAGTTCGCGGGCATGACAGCCAACCAGCACCAGATCCTCGACGCCGTCCAGTTCGAGGCACTGCCGGTGGGCTCGACCGGACCGAGCGCGTACCAGAACGCCCGCGAGATCCAGTCCATCATCAAGCCGACCCGGCTCAACTACGCCTCGAACCCCAACTTCGAGAGTGGACTCACGGGTTACGGCCCGACCGGTCAGGCCACGCACGCGGCGGACGCCTACTGCTGGCAGGGAACGCAGGCACTGAAGGTCACGGTGCCCGCCTCGGCGACGGCCGACAGCGGTCTGTCCTTCCAGGTGACCGGCCTGATCCCGGGACGCACGTACACGATGAGCGCCCGCGTGGCCATTGCTCAGGGCTGCGGAGATATCGCCCCGTGGTCCGGGACCGGTTCGGTGAAGTTGGGCTCGGTGAAGTGGACGCAGGCCGCCAACCGCACGGACCCGGCCAAGAAGCGCTGGCGCACCATGTACATCACCTTCACCACCCCGTCCTCCTCGCTGTACATCGGCATGAACGTCCTGAAGTCCACCATGACCTCGGGCACCGCGAGCATCTTCTGGGTCGACGGCGTCCTGGTCGAGGAGGGCACAGCCGTCCGCAGCTACTTCGACGGCTCGATGGGCGAGGACTACCTGTGGGAGCAGGGCGGCAGCCCCAACCTGGCTCGCTCCTACTTCTACGAGAACTACGTCGAGCGGAGTTACCTGATCAGGACGCTGCTCGAAGAGAATGTTCCTTTGGGAATCACGGCGGCCGTACCGCAGTACGCCGTTCTGCCGACCCAGTAACCACGACCCGTTAGGATCCCCATGCTTTCCAACTACGCCGACGTGGCGGCCCTCGCCGTCGGCCTGGTCCTGCCCGCCATCGTGGCAGTGTTCACCAAGCCGTCGACCAACCCCACCGTCAAGGGCTTCGCGCACGCCGTCCTGGCCGTCGCCACCGGCTCCCTGGCCACCTACAAGGCAGACCCGTCGAACTTCGTGTGGGCGCCTGCCGTGATCGCTGCGTTCCTGGCCTGGCTGTCCGGCACAGCGTTCTACCACTCCCTGCTGAAGAAGTACTCCTGGTTCGGTGCGCTCCAGAACCTGTTCGTGTCCGAGGCCGAGACCCGGCTTAATACTGGCCAGGCCCACACCATCGAGCAGTACTTCGAGGAGGCGCGGCAGGCAGAGGAGACCGAGGACGCGGCGGGCATCACCAACGACTTCCCCTTGAGCACCGACGTGATCGAGTCTGGCGTGGAGGAGGTCGTCCAGGCGGCCGAGAAGATCCCCGTCCTCGGCACACTCGTCGGGCACATCGACCCCGTCGCCGTCCCGGCCATCGTCACGGCCGTGGAGACCGTCGCGGCGCCGGTCGTCGAGAACTCCACCCCGGTGGTCGCTCCGCAGACCGGCGGCCTGGGCCCGAGGGCGATCTGACCATGGACTGGTTCCGGCTGCTGCTGATCGCCTTCGCCACCTTCACCGCGTGGGAGTGGCTGCGCGACGTCCTGCCCTTCGTGCTCCCGGCCGCTCTTCAACCTCCCGTGGTCGTGGGCCTGGCCTACGAGGCGCTGCGCCTGCCCGGCCCGTGGCTGGCCGCCGTGGCGGCTGCCGGAGTCGTGGCGGTGCTGCATGTGCAGGTACGGGGCGGCGGGGTCGAGACGACCTCTCTGCGCCTGCCTCGCAGGCACCCGGCGACTGGGCGGAGAGTCCCTGACCTCCCCTGATTGTCAAGCACAAGCAAAACCCAGCTAGACAAGCTGGGTTTTCTTGCTTTTAGAAGACGTAATGGCTAAGGTCTTCCTTGTTGCCGATCACGGCAGCGACCACCACGAACCTGGAGCAGACTTGAGCAAGCAGCCCATCACCCTGGCCTTCGCTGGTTCCGCCGACACCTCCCCGGAGAACGTCCAGGCCCTGCTGAACGACTGGCTCGGCTTCGGCGACGAGGACAAGGACGGCTTCTTCGAGCCCAGCGACCGCGAGATCAACCTGATCTTCCCGATCACCCGCGAGCACCTGTCCGACGGCCTGGAGGCGATCCTCGCCTGGGCCGAGAAGGCGGACCTGCCCTACGTTGCGGTCGCGGACAACAAGCGCAGCCGCGCCACCGAGGGCATCCTCAAGGACGCGGAGGAGGTCGTCCACGCCTCCAACGTCACCGCTGGGGTCGTCGACCTGCTCAAGAAGGCCGACAGTGTCGGCGACGAGGTCCACCTGATCCTGTTGTGGGGCGATGAGGGCAGCGAGCAGGCCGAACTCCTCCTGGACGCCGCCGAGCAGGCGGGCATCAAGGCCAAGGACCTGACGGCCGGACTGGACGACATCTCGTTCGGCGAGCAGCCGCAGGCCGAGGAGCCGGAGCCCGAGCCGGAGCCCGAGCCCGAGCCGGAGGAGCCGAAGCGCGGTCGCCGTCGCGGCCGTCGTCAGGAGCCCGTCGAGGTCGAGCCGGAGGAGGAGCCGCTGACCGATGACGAGCCCGAGGAGCCGAAGCAGGAGGAGCCCAAGCGCGGCCGTCGCGGTCGCAAGGCCGACCCCGAGCCGGAGCCGGAGGAGCACCCGGTCGAGGAGGACATCCGCGAGCAGGAAGAGACCCTGGAGCAGCAGGTCAACCAGGCTGCGCAGAAGGCCCAGCGGGAGACCAAGCCCGTCTCCGACAAGGAGATCGACTTCATCCTCCTCGGCAACGCTTTGGAGGGTGCCTACAACGCCTTCCGTCTGGAGGACGAGCGAAGCGCCGTCATCAACCAGGCCGAGGTGCGTCACCGGCCGCTGACCGAACTGCTGGCCAAGGCGCTTAATATCGTGGCCGACGCTGTCCATGACCGTGAGGCCGCGCAGCAGGACCAGCAGGTCGAGGAGAAGACCGAGGAGCCGGAGGAGCAGACCTCCGGGCGCCGTCGCCGTGGCCGTCCGCGTGACGAGTCCAAGACGTTCGCCTTCCTGGTCGACGAGGACGGCAACTACAGCCGTCGCGGCCGTGGCCGGATCCCGGCCGGACAGAAGGTCGTCCACCTGACCCGGGCGGAGATCGAGGAGAAGGGCCTCGAACTCGACTCGGAGTGAGCAACGCAAAAGCCCCCGGCGCTGAAGAGGTTCGAGACCTCGATTCACTGCCGGGGGCTTTTGCCCACCACACCCCGAGGCCCACCACAAACCCCGAGATGGGAAGAACCTAACATGTCGAGCCGACTTAATATCAACGGCGGACGGGGAGCCGCCGAGTGAGCATCCTGATCATGTCGGAAGTGTTCACGCAGTCCGACACCCGCCTGGCCACGCGCCTCGTTCTTCTCGCGCTGGCGGACGCGGCCAACGACTCCCACCGCATGTGCTGGGAGTCCGTCGACACCATCGCGGCCAAGGCCCGGGTCTCCCGGCGGCAGTGCTTCACCGCGCTGTCGACCCTGGAGGACCGGCGCATCGTCGAGCACGTCCCGGACGGGGAGAAGCCCGCCGAGGCGGAGCGGTACAAGTCCGTGGTTCGCAGGATCCTGCCGGTATCGGAATGGCTGCCGGAGCCCACTAAGGGTGCAGAATCCGCACCCACTGAGAAGGGTGCAGAATCCGCACAGGTGTCGAATTTTTCACCCAACCCCAATAACCAACTGGAAGTTAGAGATATAGAAGAAACTACGTTTCTTCCACCGCGCCGTTCGGCACGGTCAGACTCCGGCGGTGCCGGGGAGATCTCTACGAGGCCGGGTGCTCGTGGCTGGGGTGCTGTCGTGGCTCCCAAGCGTGGCGGCCGGAAGAAGACCCGGAAGCAGCAGGTCGAGGAAGCCGCCCTGGCGGAGAAGGAACTCGACCCTGCGTACGTCGTGGCCCAGGCCCTCGGCGGAGATGACTCGGAAACGGGCCAGGCTGCCCGTCTCCCGGCTTCGGACGACGACCTGGCCCCTCCGGTCCGGCGACCCCGTGAGAAGCGCTCCAGGAGGCCGTCGGAGGAACTGGCCGAGTTCTTCGACAAGCGGGCCCAGGAGGTAGGTCACCCGGTCCCCGGCGCCACCAACCTCGGAGCCCTCGCCGGGAACTTCGGCCGGTGGATGCGCGAGGGCCTGGAACGGGAGTCCGTCCGGCAGATGATCATCACCTACTGGTCGGCCTCCTGGAACCGGTCGGAGAACGTACCGGCCTGGAAGGACTTCCTCGCCGCCCGTGGGCTGTTGACGGAGCGGCTGGGCAAGGCCGAGAACACGATGGAGAAGCACCGGCACGACGAGTCCTACTGGGACTGAGGCCACCAAGGGGCGGGCTGCTACGGCGGTCCGCCCCTTACGTCTTCCCGGATACGTCTTTTGAAAGGCGTAATCTGTGGTAGCCTCCTGAGCGTTGAACCACCACCACACGAGGAGGCCACGATGGCGACAGACCCCCGGGTCCACGCCCTGCGGCTCAAGGAGTACGGCATCCCGGCGCACTACCGCCACCTGCGACTTAATACCTTGGCGGACACCGAAGAGTCCGCCGCCTGCCGCACCTGGCTCGACGAACTGCGCGACCACTACGTCACCGACAAGCGGCCCCTCACCGAGTACCCCGAGGACTGGTCCCAGATCGGTAAGGGCCTGCTGCTCGTGGGTCCGCCCGGTACCGGCAAGACCACCCTCGCCACGGCCACGCTGCTGGAGGTCTACTACTCCCACCGGCTCCCGGTGCACTGGCTGGCCTACGCCGACTTCGTGAAGGACTCCATCGAGAAGATGGGCCTCCAGGACCGCAGCGAGCCCGAGGCCGTCGCCCGGTGGTGGGAGATCCAGGACAAGATCGTGGCGGCCGAGAAGGCCCCAGTCCTCGTGCTGGACGACGTCGGCAAGGAGCACCGGACCAAGACCGGCTACGCCGAGGGCCTGCTGGACACCCTGCTGCGCCAGCGGCACCGCGAGGCCCGGCCCACGATCGTCACCTCGAACCTCCCGCCCAGGGAGTGGGGCGCGGTCTACAACCCCACGATGGGCTCCTTCATCCAGCAGGCATTCACGCACGTCAAGTTGATCGGGAAGGACCGCCGTGGCTGAGCAACTGACCCTTCCGTTCGAGGACGAGGTTTTGGTGATTCTCTACAAACGAGAGGCCGAGTCGCGCAGCCTCCGCGCGTACTGGGACGCCCTGGAGTACACCGTCCGCGTCCGCGCGAAGTCCCTCGGCTTCGCCATCCAACGCACCCGCCGGGACTCCTGGTACGAGGACGGGCGCCTTAATATCCAGCTCCGCGCAGAGGCGGAGCGCACCTGATGGAACGGGGCGACATCTCCAACGAGGTCGTCCCCCGCCTGGTCATCGCGTACGAAGGCATGCTCGGCGTCCTGCCGGAGCGGCCGGAGAAGTACGTCACCGAGCTGGTCGCCCGCAAGTTCGGACGCCGCGCTCGGCAGGCCAAGCGGACCGTGGACGCGTACGAGATCAACGACGCACTGGCCCGGGTCATCTGGGACACCGTCTGGCGCTTCAAGTACTCGGTCGACGTCGTCACCTACCTCGGTGAGGACGCTGTCGAGCCGCTGGAGGCCCGACTGGACGCCGAGGGACTTCCCATCGGCCGGGTGTGGTCGACGACCCCTGAGCGGCTGGCCAGGCGCCTGCCCTACATGCCGGACGTCGCCGCGATCTTCGACAACGAACACCACCTGATCTACGGCAGCAAGGGCCGCGCCCTGCCCGCCAACCCCACCACGCTGATCGGAGCACTGTAAGTGGCTGACTTCGAGCGCCTGCTCGTGTCACGCGTCATCCAGGACAAGGACCTGGCCGACGTGGCGGACGCGGGCATCACTGCCGAGTTCTTCGGCGACCCGGACAACAAGGCCGTCTTCAAGGCCATCCTGCGGCACAAGGCCACCTACGGCGAGATCCCCAGCCTCGCCACCATCAAGACCGACTTCCCCACGTACAAGTTCGTGCGGGTCGAGGACTCCATGCAGGTCCTCACCGACCGGCTGCGTGAGCAGCACACCCTCGACCTGCTGGAGCAGGGCCTGGCCGACTCGGTCGACGCCCACGAGGAGGGCAACGCGCTGGCCGCCATGGCTGCGCTGCACAAGACCCTCGCGGACATCGCCTCGGCCGTGCCCAACGCCCGCGACACCGACCTGACCGAGACCGGCCAGGCCCGTCTCGCGCGGTACCTCACGCTCAAGGATCTCCCCGACGGGCTGCGAGGCATACCCACCGGCTTCAACACGATCGACAGGGCCACCCAGGGCCTCCAGAAGGAGCAGTTGGTCACCTTCGTCGGCCCGCCGAAGGCCGGTAAGTCGACGCTGCTCCTGCTGGCCGCCATGGCTGCGCACCTGCACGGTGAGCGCCCGCTGTTCATCGGCTTCGAGATGAGCAACGAGGAGCAGGAAGAACGTTTCGACGCCATCCGCGCGGGGATTTCCCACGCCCGGCTGAGGAACGGAACGCTCAAGAAGGCCGAGTGGGACAAACTCGAAAGGGCCCTGCGGGAACTGGAGGCAATGCCTTCATTCTTCCTGTCCTCGGACTCCATGAATGCGACGACGCTTACCGGCGTGCAGTCGAAGATCGACCACATCCGGCCGACGATCGTATTCGTGGACGGCATCTACATGATGCAGGACGAACTCGGCGAGGCTCAGGGATCCAGCCAGGCGCTTACCAACCTCACCCGAGGATTCA